CATTCAAGTTTTCTTTGATGTAAAACATATGGAATCCTCCTAATCTTTCTTGTAAAAGCTGCATTCATATCCGTCTGCCCGAAGCAGCAGTCCTTTTGCCCAGTCTGGCGTTCTCGCCATCTGCTGACAGATCTCATCCAGCTTTGTATCTTTTGGACATTCGATAATCATTTCATCGTGAATATGACCGACAATGAAGTATTGTGATAGTGTCTGCATGGAATAGAAGAGCAGATCCCGTGCGGTTGCCTGAACAATGTTTTCGACCAGCTTACCGGAGTAAGTCTCCAAGCGTTCCCATTTTCTGCCCGTGCCAATGCCCTCATAGGTGATAGAATCACCGCCGAAGCGATTTTCACCAATGCGTGGCTTGACATATGCCAACCGTCTGCCGGACAGCAGCTTGATAAACAGAAAGCCAGATTCATAAGAGAAGTGAATGCCGTGGGTCTCTGTTTCGGTTTTATCCCGCACAGCTTTGATGGCCGCATTTTCCACATCCCACCACAACTGCACAATATGTGGAGAAGCTGTTCGCCAGTCCGTCACAATTTGCTTCAGTTCTGCATCAGACATTCCCGATCCACCCATGGCTTTCATTGCTCCGACCGAGCCGCCATAGCCACACGCCAATTCTGCGACCTTGCCTTTCTGCCGCAAGTGTCCGTTGATGCCGTGCTTGACTACTGGCACGCCGAAAATCTTAGAAGCCGAGGCACAGTAGATGTCCTTGCCGTCTGCGAACGCCTGCATTCGCCACGTTTCACCGGCAAGCCATGCAATCACTCTTGCTTCAATCGCCGAGAAATCTGCCACGAGGAACTGATAACCGGGCTTTGGCACGAACGCCGTCCGAATCAGTTGCGAGAGCGTGTCCGGAACGTCTTCATACAGCAGTTCCACGGCTTCCAGGTTGCCGGACTTCACGAGTTCCCGAGCCGCTTCCAGGTCGGGGAGATGGTTCTGTGGTAGGTTTTGCAGCTGAATGATACGACCAGCCTCTCGACCTGTTCGATTTGCACCATAGAACTGAAACATGCCTCTTGCACGACCATCCGAGCAGACGGCATTTTGCATGGCTTGATACTTTTTGACCGAGGATTTTGATACTTGTTGTCGCAGTAACAACACATCTCGCAAGTCCGGCGGAGCAGTTTTCAATTGTTCCTGTACTTCTTTTTTTCCCAATGATTCTAACTCCAGTCCATGTTCCGCCAGCCATTGTTTCATTTGCTGAACAGAATTCGGATTGTCCAAATCGGTCAGATTTTTCAGTAGATGCAATAGCTTGTCCTTTGTCAATGTGTCCATACGAATTGCTTGCTGCACCAACTGCAAATCCAGTTGTATTCCTCGATCGTTGACGGTCTGGTCAAGATCGTACTCTCGCCAAACAAATTCCGGCACAGGGAACCGAACAATTTTTTGTTCAATCGCTTGTTCGGTTTCCACATCCCGTTTGTTGTATGCCCGAAAGACATCCCACTTCTCTGGAGCATCGGTCGGAGCATGAAACTGCGGAATGCCGTTTACATGGTCATATGGTACGCAGAAATAGCGAATCAGGGCTTTCCCCTCGGACATTTTTTGTTGCTGTAACTGTAGCACTGCCCCCACGCCGGCAAGGCTCAGCGGCAAGCCCAGATAGGCAGCTGCCACCATCGTACACCGCCATGCTTTCGGGCTGAGGTAGTTGCCGCAGGCATCCTCCTGCAATCCATAGGAAATGAAGCATTCCGGATAGTTTCGCCGCAACCAGACCGACAGGCAGACCCGTTCAAAGCTGGCGTTGAAGGCATGTTTCTGGATGCGGTCATCCGTCAGAGCGTTGAGGATTTCTTCCGACAGCTGTTCGCCGCAGGCAAGGTCAACTACCTTCACTGGGGCATCGTCCACGGAATATGCAAAAAGCAGAATATCAAAATACGGGGAATCCGCATAGCGGTAAACCCCGGCTTTTGTAATATCCACATCACTTTTTGTTTCTAAGTCAATCATCAATTTTTGCATTGTTACACCTATTACCCACCCGAACAGATACTCCGTCAGTCGCCCACCCGACATTTTTGCTTACTTGTGATTCTTGAAATGATCAATCAGTGCAGCAACGGAAATTGCTGCCCAACAGAACATTGAAATGCACCAAAGAACCGCAATAACAACGGAAAGAATTGCCTCCATTTTTCTCACCGTCCTTATTACTAAATTGCCATTTTAGTTAATCAAGGAAATCGTCACTTTCAAGAGCATCGAAATCATCAGCAGCATTGGTATGTCCACTAAGCGGTTCACCATCCCGTACCTTCTGAATATTGCCCAAACCGCAGGCAATGCCCTTATTTCCGTTGCTGTTAAACGCATAGAATGTTACTGCAACTCTTGCATAGCAGCCACTGTAGACCTCATTCTGATCGAGAATCGGCTGTACCTGCTGGTCAACGATCTGCGGAGGAGTAGTGCTATTTGCATTGACAAAATAGCAGTCTTTGTACACTTCATCCTCCGGACGTTCTGCATCGCCATCTCTCAGCGGCAACTTCAGAGCAGCCTTACTCGGCTTCTTTCCTCCGAACTTTCCAATGCCATCTTCAATGGCAGCATCAATTGCAGTCTGAATTTTTGCAAGAGTTGCCTTATCAGACTTCGGAATCAGCAAGGAAACACTATACTTTGCAGCACTGCCTTTGATGGATTTCGGTTCCCAGATGTTTGCGTAACTCAAACGCACAGTTCCTGTAATCACTTTTGTTTTTCCGTTTGCCATTTATTTTTCCTCCTGTATTGTTTCAAAATCTTTTTCTGCGGAATTCCAAGTCGGTCGCTTGTCCGAAATTGGTACAAGTGCCGGCTTACCCGGCGGTTTGTATGTGAAATCCCCAAGAATTTCATCAAACTTTTTCTTTCCGCCAAGCAGCTTTGTCATTGCGGTAATTCCCAGCAGTTCCGGTTCATTGTATGGATTTTTCCCATAGGACTTGACCTTTTCAATGACTTTTGCCTCATCGGTATACTTTCGATTCGACCGACCTTCCACAACTTTGTACCCATTCCACTGTTTACCGGAAATTGCTCGCTGCAAAGCATATTCCTTGATATCGGATGCCCATGAAACCAATTGATCGGCTTTTTCCAATACTGCCTCGATTTCAGTATCCACCAGCATTTCCGGGGGAGCAAAGTCATACTGTGCCAGCTGAAGATTGTATTCTGCACGTTTTCGGCAAGTTGCCTTCACTTTACAAAACCGACAGTGTTCACCAGCACAGAAATCTCCCTCGCCTTTGGATGCAAGTTCTGCTTTCGTTTTCAATTCTGTTTCTGCCCAATGCAACAGTTCAGAAATAGGCATAACGCATTCACTAACGCTCTGGATTCTCGGCTGAAAAATCACCATCCGGATTTCTGCAATGTCATAAAGGGCATCAAATAGCTGCAATGCACCCAGAGCATACAGCATCATCTGCGAGTTGTGATCAGCAGATACTGCTACGCCCTTACCATACTTAAAGTCAATGACAGTCAGGACATCATCTGCAACAATCACACAGTCGCCCGTACCAAAACCGCTGGGAACATATCGGCTGAAATCCAAACGCTGTTCCACTAAAACAATCGGTTCTTGCAGATTTGCCAGCTGTTCGGCAATGTACTGAGCATAGCTGTCCGTGCAGTCTTCCATTTCTGCATCGTAGAAGTCTAAGTTCTCCGTGGGATTAAATGCCGGATTGCCAAGCAGCTTTTGCACTTTGTACTCTGCCAACTCGTGGGCACACGTGCCTTCCAGGGCGTAGTCTGTCACGGTATCCGGCAGGGCAGCACAAAGCTGTGCGGACGGCGGACACGCCAGCCAACGAGCACTGGATGAAGCAGAAAGCACTGCGTGTAAACGGTTTGCATGATCGTTAAGTGCCAATCTGCTTCGCCTCCTCTAACAAGACCGCATATTCTTCGGGAGAAACACCAGACAGCTTTGATGCCCCGTGTTTCTGGAGCAGTGCCTTTACTGAATCTGTAAAGCCAGAACGTGACTTTTCTGCCAGTACCGCTCGAATCTCAGAAATGGAAACTGCCGGCGTATCTTTCACAGACACCGGCTTCTGTACAGCCTCCGTATTGCCTTCTTCCGGCGGATATACCTGCTCAAACGTCTGTACTTCCCGTTCTGTCATGGTTTCCGCCATGGTTTCCAATTTGTCTGCCAATTGACGGATTACATGAATCACATCCAGTAATGTTGTAGGTTCTTTACTCATTTTCTTTGACCTTCTTTCTTAGCATTTTTGATGGGAATTAGAAACACGCCATCATGCACCACCTCCTTCCATAAATGCAGTCGAAAAAACCAGCATAAAATCGAACCCCATCATTAGAAAAATCAAAATTTTTTCTTGATTTGGGCTTTGATTTTCATCATACGATGCCGAATTGCCGTTTCCGATACGCCTTCTTCTCTTGCTACCTGTGTCATAGGATTTCCTTCCACGACTACTCTGCGATAGGTATCCTGCTGCTTCGGCGTAAGACTGGACACCACCTCATGCAGACGCTGGATTTCCAAGGATTCCACTTCAATATCGACAGGCTTTGCACAATGTTGTTTCACCTTTCGTTGCTTCAGATTACGATACACCTCACGGTCATCCAACTTGTGCAAAAAGTCGATGATCTCAGTGCTTACACCCTGTTCTCCCGGATGCAGTACAGCGACTGTTCCATCTGCAAAGCGATAGATATAAACGGATCTGGCTGCTGTTTTTGTTTTACGAAATTTCATATACATATACATGACTCCTTTCTGATTGATAGAAGTCAGCTTGCAAAAAAACTCAAGTGAAGTCAAGTATATGAAACAAAAATAGCCGAACAGCATATAAAACAGTCGTCTCATATACTATCCGGCTATTTGGTAGTCAAATCACTCCGTTGCTCGGTATATTATCTATCTCTTATCAGCCATGCACATCTCGGATCTGCAGGAAACTTTCACGATGTTCCGGCAGTTTGGGCATTTCAGTTCAATAATCACTGGAATTTTAGGTAGCACAGAAATATCAAAGGCACGTTTCCCACATCTCGGACACTTCATCTTATACACCTGCTCACACCTCCAATATCAGTTCACTGTATGGCAGTGATTCTGCCCACTTGTAAAATCCAAACCACTCATCCAGCTTATGATGTTTTCTTGCTTGACAAGCGTTTCGCAATACTTCGTAGTTTAGTACTACGGTTCTACGTTGATTATAACTGGACGGGAGCAGCTGAATCATTTGCCACCAGTAAATATTCTTTTTAGTTTCCAGATATGTTTCTCGTGCCTTGTTGAGGGCTTTAATCGTGTACATAAAATCTTTGAGAAATTCTGTTCCTTCTTCAGCACCATTAAACAGATGCTCGCACGAAAAGTCATCCAATGTAAATTCCTTTTCTGCAATTTTATGCATTGTAGAGCAAGAATCAGTAACCGTTCCGACTTTGTACGTATCAAACTGTTTCCACCAATAAAGAGGGGCAATTATATCACAACTCACTGTAATCATTCGCATAAACTTCCGATGATCGGTACCTGCCTTGACTAATTTTTGCATTAAAGCCATATCGTTATCCCCAATACAAAACGGATTTTTTCCCAAATCGCTCCATGCCCAGCCACAATGAGAGCAACCCAAATTGTTGCATTTGGTTGTTATGGGTTCCTTGCAATAACAACTATCCGACTTTTCCCAACTATTCATCGGATTTCGCATTCCCCGTATGGCCGCTTCCCATCCATACACCTCTGTGTTTTCGACTTTTATCATGCCAAGCCCTCCATAAATGCCGTCATAACTGCATCTGCTGCTTCATCAAATTGAATCAGACACCGCTTAAATAATTCAGTCTTGAAAGATGCCATCGTGCGATCGTCCATTGCACCTTTTTCCCGCAGTTCCAAAAGTTGCTCGTTCGTAAGCATTGACCATAGCAGTTCTAATGTTTCATCGCTCATTTCCAATTACTCCTTTTCGTATTCTAATTTAATCAGACGCTTTATCGCTGCTAAAGCTGTGTCAATTGCCGCAACATCAAGGCAAAAAGCGTTATCTTCTTCGTTTTCAAAATCAGCTGCAAAGCCCTCACGGTCGCAACGTAAGTCTTCCAGTTGCCCGACTGCATTTATCAATTTTTCAATGGACAGCTGATCTTTGGTTTCCAAATCACCTTCATACCGAATCGAACTCCCATCTTCACAAACCGCAATTGCCGTTATATCTGGCTTGAGAGCAACTGCTGCGACAGTCATACGAATCTCCTCTGATTCAGCACAGTTTGTCCCGATAAATGTCATTGATGCGGCATCTGCATACTTGTCATCAATCTCAACAATCAGCTTTTTCATTTTGATTCCTCCAGTTCCTTGTTTAGGATTTCCGCTGCTTTTTCGGCGTTCTCAAAAGTATCAAACCACACAAATCCTTGACTTTCAAAAAAAAGCCAGCTTTCCACGCTCCATTGCTTTCCCTCATGGTGGTAGCAGAGACAAAACTTATCTTTTTCATTTTCCCAGTCCGGCACATAATCCGGACAGAGCATATCATGCAGCTGCTCCAGTCGTAACAATAACCGCATTTTCTTTGCAACCTGTTCGGCACGCTTTTTGGTTTTGAAACAGTTCCCGTTAGAAATACGGTCAGTTTCAAAAGAAGTTGTTCCCTTGACTTTATCCATTGCTTCAAAATTGCTACTGATATAGAAATAGCTTTCTCCAACCTCTGGCTTCCACGGCTTCAGCTCTTCTTGTTTCTTTTGCATCTCTGCTTCTTTCTGCAGTTCTTCCAGCTTCAACGAAAATTCCGCTTTCAGGGCTTCCAGTTTCTTTTCAATGTCGCTCATTTCAACATTTCCTTTCTCTTTCTATTTATTTGTAATCCACTCCGATATAATCAAGAACCTTTCCTAAACCTAATCCTTTACCGTCTGGCAACCACACACCGCTTTCATTTGTTCCTCCGTTTATGCAATATTGATAAAGCTTAGGATGTGATTCTTTCAGTTGCTGAAAACGATTTGGTTCTTTTTCAAGGTGGCATCCAAACATACAAAATACACATCCAGTTCTCTGTGCTTTTGTTGTATAATATTTCCCCGATTTATCCGTACAAATATCTCCGTATATTTCATTTGCATAAGAAATTTTATGTGTATAAATGTATTCAAGCACATCTTGCTCAGTCCAAAAAGACATAGGTTGAGAACGTGGACGCTTTGTATCAAAAGCATTACAGCCGTGAATCAGCCACTGTTCTTTTCGGAGACGACTTTCACTTGCCATTGTTGCCGCAATAGGAACCCTGCCTGTTTCTTTTTCATACTGTTTCAGGGGGGTTTTCTTTATAACAGTGCAGCATTCCGAAGAACAATTAAAGGGTGCATCAAGCAGGTACTTCCATTTTTCACAGTTATACGGACTTTTCTGCCCATTTTTATCAACTGCAAGACCACAGAGCTTTTTGTAATCTCCGTGCGATGTCTCACGCCCTTCAGCAATTGCTTTCTTAGCATAATGCACACGCCTTGCAACCTCTTTTGAAATGACAGGATAGCCATATTTTTCAATAACCTGTCGGAAGGTCATGTTCGGACGAATAATAGTAACATTACCTACGCTTTTCACAAAAGCTTTGATTTCCGGATATTCAAGCCCTGTATCCACAAATACAGCAGGAACATCATATACTCCTACAGTATTTCGAATAATATCCAAAAGGACTGTGCTATCTTTACCTCCAGAAAAACTACAGTACACTTCTCCGCCATAATGATTGTACCATTCTCGAATGCGAAACTCTGTCATTTTAATTTTTATGTCAAGAGGAAGTGCCTGCATTTGATATAAATCACTTATTTGATGTTTCAATACTTGCCTCCTGATTTAACTCCATCAGTTTTTCCATGTACCACTCTGCCTTTTCTATATCTTCCGGTCCATTTTTCCGACTTGCACGAAAACGGTATTTATATACGTTGCACATACAGAAATGGCGAACAGCATCTACGCCAAACAATGCGATCATCTCATCAATGCACTCATACTTTCCTTGATAGTGAAATGGATGATTCACATTATCCGGACTCGGATGAAGCCCGATACTTTCCTTACACATTTTCTTATTCACCACCTTTCAGTTCTTTCTGACAGAAACCAGAACAGCATATCCCTTCGTCTGTTATCTGTATTGTTTTCTGCCCTGTATTCTCGCAAACAATGCCACCCTGTTTCTGCGTAATAACCGCAGCAGGTGTCCGGATGACTCTTGTGTTTTTGGACTGGTTTGCATATTTGCAGTTTATACAATCGTTCATTCTGCCTGTCCCCATTCAAAAATTTCTCCAGTTGGTTTCTCATTGCCCCACCGCAATTTTCCATCTCTTGTTGCAAACCAGATATTTTCTTTCGGAATCATTCCGAAAATCCCATACAACGCTTTTTCAATCTCACTTGCATTGTTAAAGTCACGAAATACATTCAACTCTGTCGGACGATCTCCGGTTCGATCTGTCAAATGATGCTCTTCGCAAGCCTGCAAAAAGGCATCAGTGTTGGAACTGTTCGTCTGTACCCATACGTCACCGGAAATAAACCTGTCCCAATCAAAAGCCGTTTCCGGTGCAGAACCCATACAATCAAGCAGCCGCTCCAAAGCCAATTTTGCACCAAAGGCAAAATCAAAAGCATCCTCCGGACAGCACCTTGCAATGCTTGCGTTTACTTTCTTGCCGTTAACATACTGTGTAGCCATCACTGCGTTCCCATTTTGTAAAATGACAACCTTTGTTTCTTTTTCAATCTTCATTATTTTTGCTCCTTTCATTGAACGGTTGAGGCAGTGACATCCAAGCCAACACCTCATAATTTTCGTCTTCATCAGTTATTTCAAGAACCTTTGAGTAATCCCAAAACTGCCAGTAGTTATTGCCACGCTGCCCATAGTATGTATTACTAAAATCCGTGCATCTGTTTCGGACCGTTATCAATACTTCAGTAAACAGCTTCGGAAGGGAATCTCTCACGCTTATCCAGCCCAATCTTCTATCCCTCCATATATGCCATACTTTTTTCGCAGATCATTGCAGTACCTTTTCAAATCGATGGCATTCATCGTCAATGCAGCGTAGTACGGCGTAAGAATTTCACGCTCAATCGACCGAATTCTACCGATAGATTCCGGACTACCATCGTACTTTTCCAATGCTCTCCGATAAGCAGAGAACTCACTCCTCAGAATTTCTGCAGCCAAGCGAACATATCCATTGTCAACGGAACCACAGCTTTCCTTTGGGTCACAGTTGACGGGAGTTTCAATTCTCTCACGTTTTAGTTTCTCACGATACTGTTTTTGGTAGGAAAGTACCTCTTTCCGTCTCTGCTGGTATCGTTCTTTGCTACGTTCAGATCTGCAAGCTGCACAAATACGATGAATTTTTCTCCGTTCACCAGTTTGTTTGCTGCGGTCAACAAACTCCCAGAGTGGTTTTTCTGCACCGCATTGTCTACAGATTCTATTCATGTTGTAACCGCCTTTCTGCCATTACAGCAGTTCCTTATCCAAATCAATACCATACTTTTCTTTCAAGTATGTAAGACAGTCCAGCGTAGAATACTGATGGTTCAAAATCCCGACCCCGTCCATTAGCTTGAAATGGTCTTTTACGCCATCCAAAACAGACCGCAGTCGCTTTTCTCCAAATCCGAACTCTTTATTGAGTTCCACCATACAAACGGACATAAACTGGGGAAGAACATCTTGAATTACCGATTCATAAATCTGATCTTTCTTTTTCTGATATTCTTCCTCAACCCTTTGACGGATTTCGCTTTCTCCGATTGTGATAAGCCTTGCTTTCATTGTCCTTACGCTCCTGTTCCATTCTGCCAAGTTCCCGGTTCAGCTTATAGTCAATCATACTGTTCAGTGCATCACCGTAGCCATCTCGGACAAGGTAAATCCGGATTTGCTCCAAGGTAATCAGCAAATCGCCGGTTTCCTTCACGAGATGATTCATTTGCAACGAATTTCCGGGATACCGTTTGATTTTCTGAACTGCTTGAATGAACTCTGCTGCCTCCTCAACAGTCTGCTCCAGCTGCCTTTCAAAAGTTCTGGCATCTGTTATTTTTGCAATTACGTGCATCTGTTCCGTTGTCATTTTTATTCATTCCTTTCGTCATTCCCTGTTTTATCAAAGGTTCAGTAAAGTCCGCTAAGGGTCTCTAAGAATTCTCGGTTTTCCGATAGCCATTCACCGGCTCGTTCTGGATTTCGATATTTGTGGTGTTGCTGACCTTGATTTTTTGCTTTCTGAATATCCTGCTGACACCATCGAAACAGTGTTGCATAATGATTGCGATAGTGCTTTCCAGTCGATGCCATGTAGCTGGATAAGCTGCTGATTGTCTGCGGCAATTGTGTCCCATACAATTCTGACAGTCGAGCATATTCGTTCTCTGTCAGCTGAACATTCTGAAAATCACCGAATGTTTGCTTTTCCGAGCGTGCGTCCCCCTCACATAATTCAAAACCTATTGATTCTCTTGTAGTATTATACGGTCTGGTTTTTTGACTGGGGGCATTCCTCTTTTTTGGCTGAGGGCATTTCGTTTTTTTGACCGGCTGGGTAAATTTTTTAGGCCTTTCAGCCTTTGTTTCAACATTCTTTCCACAGCCGCTTTCCACTTTTTGTGGAGAAACACGCTGTTCGATTGCGGTTAAATTTACCCGATAATGATTTCGCAAACCACCGTCATCATCCCTTGTCTGACGTTTCAAAATATACCCCAGTTTTTCAAGCTTGTTCAGGGCATTCAAAACCGTCTGCTTGGTGCATCCAGTCGTTTCAGCAAGGTAGGCAAGACTGCCGGAGCATTCATTTTCACCGTCTTCGGAAAAGCCATAGATCACTGCGTACAGCTGTAAAGTTGTCCCTTTCAGCTTTAGCCGGTTAATCATCCAGCCGTAAACGGTATAGTAATTTCCGTCTTTCATCTTTCCTCATCCACCTTTCTGATTTGGAGTAATTCCACTCGTTCCTCATTCAGCAACTCATGAAACCGTTCACGAGCATCCTTTTCATTTTCTGCGAGTACCGTATAGATTCGCTCTACTCCCATGTCCGAAAGATAGCAGCAAAATTCATACTTTTCTGTAGCCCGCACAATAACCCTTTTGTTGTTCTCCATAGTGATTCACTCCTAACATTTATTTTACTTTTCAGGATGAAAAGTAAGTTGGATGTCGCTGATACGCTCAACGACTCAGAAGCGTGTTGCAATCGCTATCTGCAACGGGAAGCATGATTTTCCAGTCATGAAAACGTGCAGCCACCAATGCACGGTTTTAAAGTCAGCCGACACCGTTGCTTTACATCCACGGTCTACGGATTGCTGGCAGGCTTGGGTCGGGATACGCTCCCGACGGGCGTTGGTGGATGCTGCGGAATTGCACCGCACAGCAAGACAGCGGAAACGAAATAGACAATGCTCCCTGACGGAGACAGCTGTCACGGAGTTGCACCGTGCATTGTCCAGAGGCTTCATATCTTGGCTGGACAACTAAGACGCATCCCATTATGCGGTGATTCGCTCACCGCAAAGCGTAGTATAAAGGCAAAGTTAGGAGGTAATTGCCTACGATGCTGCCACACCGTCCCCGTGTTGCCGATAGGTCAGCAGGTGTTGTATTTTCTCCCTTACGGGCAGTGGGTCGGGATACGCTCCCGACGGGCATTGTTAGGTAATCACCTATGGCATTCGGGGAGGGTTAAACCCCGTGGGATGCAGTTCCATTTTCTTTCGGGAGGATACTGCTCAAAGCTTCCATTCGGTTCTTGTAAACGATAACCGGACTACCATCGGCGTCTGCTTTCGCATATTCCACTTTTGTCGTAAGTACGCACTGTGACTGGCAAATGCTCTTTTGGCAAGTCACATTTTTACTGGGGTCGCACAAGTATAACGCACTTTCTTTCTGATGCTCTTTCATGGTTTCAATCTCCCTAACTGCAATCTTTTAACGATTACTGCCTAAAATTTAACGATTGCTCTTAAATTTTAACGATTGCTTTTTAGCAAGCATGGCTGGAAAATAAAAAATGCCTGTCCACGCAACGAACTGAATCGTTACGTGAACAGGCATTTGTCAAAAACCAACGTATTTTCGGCACTTTTTACTTTATGGCATGAAAAAAGCACTTAACCTTTTGTATCAAAGGTTAAGTGCTGTTATGGTGGAGGCAATGCAACAAAATGCGAACTTACAATTCTTACACCGTCATTGCTTGCTATCTCCAATATTTTCAAGAAATAGTACAGCACATTTTCTTATAATAATTGTCAACAAAAACCGGCAGTACAGCAGGAGGTTTCCTGTTTTGTACTGCCGGTTTTTTCGTTATTTGCATCGGATTATCATTTCTG